AGCAGGAGGTGTAATATAGATAGGCATTTCAAATTCCATAGAACAAATATCGATATCAGATTCTGCTCCTTGCGGAATTGATCTAGAACTAAAATTAATCGATTTAAGATCGATCACACTTAAACTAGTCCAGTCGACATAGTTATCTGTAGTTTGTATTTCCAAACTTGGATTGAATAAAACTAAAATCTGTTCTAATAGTTGAAGCTTTTGATCAGTATTGCTGGTCCATACATCACATTTCATTGTAAGTTTGAACGGTGTAGGCATTAAACGTTCTACAGTATAGTTTCCGCCTTGAACATTTTGATATTGTATAGTTCCGTCAGTATCTGTGTATCTACGTTCTCTAATGTTTACTTTACTGATAAATGTGGCATCGCTAATTCTTGTAGTATCTAGTTCAAGACCAGTAATATAACAAGCCATACGTGGAACTGTAGGCATTTTATTTTCGCTGTTATCTTTAATGATACTTGCAACTTGTCTAGTTAAATCACCATACATCACTGGAACAGTTTTTTCTTCGGGTGTAGCTCCACCTGTTTTATATTTGAAGCCTATAAACACACGCATAAACTGTGTTACATATCTTCTTATCTGTCCGTCGTAAAAATAATCCATTATTCATCCGCCTGTGGTCTTAAAGCCTTAGACAAGCTCTGTTTTTCTTTAACATTTCTGCCATCGATTGTAGCACTGGCTTTGTTATTGATAAAGCTGCTCTTGAGAGTTTGACGTATTTCTTCCCAGTAAGGAGATTCGACAGCAGGTTGTATTCCAGCAGGAACTGCTTTAACAGCTACAAAATATGCACCGCCAAATGTAACATTGTCTCCGGCAACATAAGTTGAAGTTTCTGTCCAAGAACCTCTATCAACTTTACCGTCAAATCCTTGACTATTACTCATAGTCATACGTTTTACATCCTCCATCTTGACCCATCGAGCGCCATTGTATCGGAATAATCTGTTCGGTAGGTAATCTGTTCTTAGACAGAATTGACCTTCCATGGCATTAATAGGAAATGCTATACCGGAAGAGAACGGAGCGCCATTCGGTGGACGACCGTCGTCTGTAATATATCCAATATAATCTTTGTGATCTGGAGATTGATTTACAGTGTCAGCTGTAACACTCATGTAAATCGGCTCCCCATTTTCGTCATAAATGGTATTACCGTTCGGATCTGTTGTAGGAATTAGAACGAGATCATCTCGATCAGCAGTGACTAGTGCTACTTCTCCATTGGTATCTGTTTGTATGGTATAGAATTTAGAAGTATCGTAACCGCTCTTAGGAGCATCGGCCTCGGCTTGATCAAGAACTGCCTGTGTGATCTGCATTTCTTTTTCGTATGTCGACATAATGTCGCGTAATGTTTGATCACTACCTTCACCTGCAACACCGTCAAGAATATCTTTAAACTCTTGGCTATCAACTAGAGGTTTGCATTTAGCACGATATAAATGCGGATACCAAGTAACAGAAAATCCTTCTGCTGCTCTAGTAACTTCTTCTATAACATAAAATCGTTTTAATGCAAATTGAAAATCATTCAATGCAAATTCATCTTTTAAATGGGGCAACTCAATTACATCGCCTGCGATTAACTTTCGTCCAATTTTTTCCACAGTATCGTTAATGTGGAATGTAATAAAAATCGTATCATTTTGTAAAAATAATCCAAATTGGCTCAGATTAAAATCAGTGTCTTGTATATTGTAAGCACCTCGCAAAACATAAATGTCTGGATCGTATTTTCTATCACGATTTTCTAAAAATAGAAGATCTTGTATCTGCGTTTCGGAGGGAGAAGCATAACCAGGAGTTGACGGCGTAACGTCGGTCGCTGCTCCTGGGCCTAGATATTTGTGAATCAACACATCCGTTCCGCCGACCTGAAACATCTCCCAGACGGTTTTGTCGATAAATTTGTAATCATTGCCCTTTTCTGGGCGATAAAGCGAAAGTCTTGGCATAGTAGTATATTTACCGCTACGATAAATACTAGCATGAGCACTAATGACCAAGCTAGACAAGAAGTCTATAACTACTGTAAAGCAATGCTAGGCGACGGCATGATTGACGTTGAGCTAGATCCTATACACTACGAAACAGCACTGAACCGATCTTTGGCTGTTTTCCGCCAACGCAGCGATAATGCTGTAGAGGAAAGTTATGTATTTTTGAATCTTTTAGTGGATCAAAACGAATACATCTTACCCCAGGAAATACAGCAAGTTCGACAGATTTATCGTAGAAGCATTGGTTCACGCACAGGCGGCGGAACTGGGGGAACAGTATTTGAACCGTTTAACTTAGCTTACTCAAACACATATTTGTTAAGTTCTACAAATATGGGAGGGCTAGCTACCTATGAATTATTTGCTGGCTATCAAGAACTAGTAGGTAAAATGTTTGGTTCGTTTATTAACTTTGATTGGCAACCTTCTAGTAAAAGATTGTTGATTCATCAAAGACCTAGAACAGAAGAATCTGTGATGTTGTTATGCTATAACACTAAACCAGATGTTACTATAATCAAAGACGTTTATTCGGGGCAGTGGATCAAGGACTACAGTCTAGCAAATTGCAAAATGATGCTAGGGCAAGCTCGAGAAAAGTTTGCTCAAATTGCTGGACCAGGCGGTGGATCGAGCCTAAATGGTGCCGCGCTCAAAACAGAAGCACAACAAGAAATCGAAAAGCTCACAGAGGATCTAATGAAATTGGTTCCCGGCGGCAGCGGTTATACCTGGATAATAGGTTGACATTAATTTAAACTTAATGCTATAATGTTCTTAATTGGAGGACATTATGATCATAGGTATTTGCGGTTTTATTGGCAGCGGCAAAGACACAGTCGCTGACTATCTAGTTAACTTTCACGAATTTAGGCGAGAATCATTTGCCAGCACTCTCAAAGATGCTGTAAGCGCGGTGTTTGGATGGGACCGAACACTGTTAGAAGGGCGAACTAAGGAAGCCCGAGAGTGGCGAGAGCAAGTAGATCCGTGGTGGGCAGAGCGTCTAGATATGCCTACACTAACTCCTCGATGGGTATTACAATATTGGGGCACAGAAGTTTGTCGCAGAAGCTTTCACGATGATATTTGGATAGCTTCTTTAGAAAACAAACTACGCAACTCAAAAGATCATGTGGTAATTTCAGATTGTCGTTTCCCTAACGAAATACAAAGCATCCGTAATGCTGGAGGAATTATTATTTGGGTTAAACGAGGTGATCTTCCAGAGTGGTATGATCTAGCTGTTTCTGCAAACAAAGGCAGTAACATGGCTATCAATGAACTAAAAATGAAAAAGATTCATGCCAGCGAAACTGCTTGGGTAGGAACAGATTTTGATGTTATCATTGATAATAACGGAACTATCAACGACCTATATATTCAAGCCAAGGACTTAGTAATCAGCAATCAAGTCGCCTTGACGCCAGGTAATACCCTCTTTGCTTAACACCTGAGCACAGTTACAGCAGATAGTTTTTAGGTTAGTAGGACGGCAATTATCTAAATTGCCGTCTATGTGAAATACTCTAAACACTTCTTTATGAGGAGACTTATAACCGCACTTCTCACAGTAATTCTTAGGTTTGTAGCCAGCATGTTGCCATCTAGGAATATGAGCTTTTGGTCCGTGAGACATACAGGCTTCACATAGCCTTCTATAATAGGGTTTACTGTTTTTGTAATAATTTACAGCCCTTGGACGCTGTGCGCAGGCCTTACAAAGTGGTCTCATGCAAATATTTACACCTTTTCTTCCCCTTTTTCTTCTGGTATAACTGCCCATTTTCAAGAGAACACGCTAAATATTATGAGCAACTATTACCAGGAGAATAGGGAATGGCACTACAATCACCCGGCGTAGAAGTTACGGTAATCGACGAGAGTTTTTATACACCAGCTGAGCCTGGCACAACACCTCTTATCGTTGTAGCTACAGCGCAAGACAAAACAAATTCAGCTGGCACCGGAACTGCCACTGCTACTACACAGGCAAATGCTGGTAAGGCATTTAAATTAACAAGCCAGAAAGATCTTTTAGATCTATTTGGTGTTCCATTTTTTGAAAAGACAGCTTCCGCAAGTCCGATACATGGCGGAGAGCGCAACGAATATGGTCTTCTAGCAGCCTACAGCTTGCTAGGAGTTTCAAACGCTGCTTTCTTAGTAAGAGCAAATGTTGATCTTGATCAACTAGAAGGTAACACAAATATTCCAGGTGCTAATCCAACCGACGGCACATGGTGGGTAGATACTCAATCTACAGCGTTTGGTGTCCAAGAGTGGAACGGTGCTGCCGTTTCTACTACAGGCGGTCAGAAGTTTGCTTCTAAAACACCAATCGTATTAACAGATTCTGATTCAGCAAAGCTATCAGGAGTAGGTGGTAGCCCGCTAGCTTCTGTGGGATCAATCGGGGACTATGCAGTAGTGTTTGAAACTGTTGACGGCAGCGGATCTTTTACAGCCGGCGCTGAAACAGTAAGAATGTATTACAAGTCTGCAGGTAACACACAAGCAGGTGTTGCAGCAGGACAATGGGTATTAGTTGGTAGCCAAGACTGGTGTGCAAGCCATCCTACAGTGATGGGATCAGCAGCAGCAGGTTCTTTTACCGCAGGTAATTTCTATATCAACGGAACGCTAGTAACTGTTACAGGCGGAAGCAATCTAACAGCACTAGTAAGTCACATTAACGGTTTAGGAATTGCAGGAGTTACAGCCAAAGAAGCAACTGGTGGTAAGTTGTATCTATACTCAAATGGTGCTACTGAAAGCACAGGCGATTCAACTCTAGCGAATGCTATCACAATCGGACCAGGAACAGCAACACTAAGCCAAATTGGTATTACTGCAAAAGTATATTATGGTCCAGCACTTCAAATGACTCCGCACACTTCTGTTCCAGAGTGGAAGAGCACAGACAATGCTCCAAGACCAACAGGATCTGTTTGGGTTAAGACTACAGAACCAAACAATGGTTCACGTTACAGAGTTAAAAAGTGGAGTTCAGCAACATTGAGCTGGGTTTCATATGAAGCACCTATCTATGCAACTACAAACTCAGCACTATACTATCTAGATCGCAGTGGCGGTGGTGTAAATCTTCCAGTAGACACATTGTTTGTTCAATCAAACAGTGACGAACACACTGGTTACGATGCAGATCCAGCTACAGCAACATTTAGAATGTGGCGCAGAGTTTCTACAGGTGCAACAACAATTATTTCGACAGCAGTTGGATCAGGAACAGTTCCAAATGGCGCACATTCATTTACGATTGCTGAGTCATTGAAAGGTCAACTAGCATTAGACACAGCAAAAACAATTAGCTTTACAGCAGCAGGTAACGCAGCTGATGCTAATTTAA